TGGAGTGTAACTTCAAATGAGATTCAAAGCACTTGTTCATGTACGTTTGAGAAGATCTGTATCAGATGCTGCTGGTAATGCAGTCAGGCAAAATACTAAAAGGATTGCTCCTAGACTAGAACCTCATTTACTGAGGATTGGTAAGGTAATTGATTTTTGGTTTGATGCAGAGACTGAAGAGATAGCAAGAGAAGAGATGGATCTTCTGTCTGATAGGATGCTTGCTAATACTGTGATAGAAGATTGGGAATATAAACTGGAAGAAACTGAGGAAGTTGGATTTGACCAATGAAAGTAATTGACAAAGTATCGAATGAAGATGCATTGTGGGCTGCAGATCGATTCATTGCGTACTTTAAAAATTTAACTTCGATTGAAGATTATCTTCGATATGCCAAAAAGGAGGTTATTGGAAAGGTAAATAACCTATCTGCTTTTGATGAAGATTATTCATTGAGAGGAGAGTTTTTTAATGAAGATATCCATCCACAAGATATGGAGTTTGAAGTAAAGTTTGTTGGAGAACGTTTTCAGAACGGTGTACCTCAAGATTATTATCATGAACTTTTAACCGCAACTTCTTCTGCAATTATTGAAAAGAATATTCCTGGTAGAGAATTGCGTTGGATAGTATATGAGAAGAACTGTAAGAAAATTGTAGGGTTTATACGGTTCGGTTCACCGACCATCAACTCAAAACCAAGAAATGAATGGTTGGGTAAACCGCCCAATCTTTCAGTTTTCAATCGTCATGCTTGTATGGGATTTGCTATTGTCCCATCTCAACCGTTTGGATATAACTTTTTGGGTGGTAAGTTACTTGCATTGATGTGTGTATCTCACTTTGCTAGAGAAACTTTGAATAGAGTATTTGAAAAGGAGATTGGTTGGTTTGAAACTACTTCCTTATATGGTTCTACTACATCTGCATCACAGTATGATGGACTGAAACCATTCATAAGATATAAAGGTTTAACTGATAGTAAATTCTTACCATTACTCCATGCTGATGCATTTCATGAATTGCATGATCATTTCACTCATTTAAATGATGGACAACCACTAACTGAGAATAGAGCTTCATCTAAGAAGATGAAGAGACAAACAAAGATGATATCTCTTATTAGAAATTCTTTAGAGGATCAAGAGAAACTTGAAGAATTCAATAGAGTTATTAAGATGGCATTTGGACTTACTCAAAGAAAAAGATCATATACATCTGATTATGGTTATTCAAATGTTAGAGAAGTTCTTCTTGGTGAACAGGATACATTGATTCGTGGTCAGAATTGGGATAAATTTTATCTTGAGAATATTATCAAGTGGTGGAAGAAGAAAGCAGGTAAGAGATATGATAAGTTGAAAGCAGAGGATAGGTTCAGAGATAAGGTCGAACTCTGGACAGAGGATGATGATATTCAGATTATACGATGACTGGAGAAAAGATAATATTACTATCACTCATATTTTTTGAGGAGTTTGTCAAGAGAACTTTAATAGGAATATATTATCTCTGGCAAAAATTTGATTACTGGAACTTTAATCGCCAACTACCTAAATCATGACTGAATTGAAAGACTGGTTGAACTCAATCAACCAAAATAAAAAGAATCTTTACAAAGAAGATCCAGATGCAAAGTATCCAGCATACATTGTTAACCGTTGTATGTCGGGACATTTGGATACAGTTTTGTTTGCAAATGAGATGAATCTCAATGCTCATTTGGATAGTGATATGCAATATTCGTTTTATCTAAATAGTGTGAGGAAGCGCAAGAGATTCTCTCCGTGGCTCCGCAAAGATGAGATTAAAGATCTTGACTTGGTGAAACGTTATTATGGTTATAGTAACGAAAAGGCAAAGCAGGCTCTAAGAATCCTAACCAAAGAACAACTTAATTTTATAAAATCTAAATTTGAAACTGGAGGAACAAAATGATTGCCGAGCCCGAGGTCAAATGGTCTGCTGACCAAATGATTGAAGTCACATTAAATGAACCTGATGACTTCTTAAAAGTACGAGAAACTCTCACAAGAATTGGGGTAGCATCCCGAAAGGAAAAGAAGATATATCAATCATGCCATATCTTGCACAAGCAAGGAAGGTATTATATTGTTCACTTTAAAGAATTATTTGCATTAGATGGCAAACATGCTAATCTTACTGTGAATGATGTTCAAAGAAGAAATAGAATCATCCAGTTATTATCTGATTGGGGATTGATTAGTATCATTAATCCAGATGGTGTTACTGATATTGCACCATTAAACCAGATTAAAGTATTGGCCTATAAGGAAAAGGGTGAATGGATCCTGGAAACAAAATATAATATTGGGAAGAAGAAAAAACCAGAAGAAAGTCAATAAATACATTGAATTGTATTAAATCTAATGGCGACTATTACTATTAAGACACCTGAAGGGGAAGTCAATACCTTTGAGTGTGATGCGGATACTACTATCTTAGATGCCCTTGAGGAAGCAGGTTTAGACCATCCTTCATCATGTCGTGCAGGTTCTTGCTCTTCATGCTGTATGAAAGTTTTAGAAGGAACATTGAATCAGGAAGATCAATTCTTTTTAGATGATGATCAAATTGAAGCAGGATTTGCTCTTACTTGTGTTGCAACACCAACATCAGATAGTGTGACTCTCCTAACAGAACAGGAAGAAAATCTAGACATGTAAAATAAATATTGTTATAATAATTGGTAAAGAGCATGACAGTATCAGCTTGCCCATTAACTTGTTCTTGGCCCGATAAATTGTATAGGACATATATGAACGGAAGACTTAAGAAAACTGATATGGAATCCCGTCTTAATAGGATTAAGAAGGGGATTGATGATAGGGTATGGTATCCTGATTGGGATAGTAAAGAAAGGTGGGCAGCACAACAGGCATTAAACAACGCACTAGATATATTGGATGAATTTGATTATTGAATGAAAAAATTTATTTTTGATGTTGATGGGACTTTGACACCTAGTAGGGAAAAGATTGTCCATGAATTTTGGGCACCTTTTCTTACATTCTGTCGTGAACATGATGTTTATCTTGTTACTGGTAGTGACAGGCAGAAGACAGTAGAGCAACTGGGATCGGATATATGTCATACTGCTAAACGGGTATATAACTGTTCTGGTAGTGATGCTTATGAAAAGGGTGTGAATGTCTATAGAGATGATTGGAAGTTACCTAAAGATGTAGAGATGCATCTGAAGGATGAGTTGGTATTCAGTGATTTTCCTTTACGTAATGGAAATCATATTGAGAAAAGACCAGGTGGAGTTAACTTTAGTATTTTGGGTAGAGATAAAGATCCAATGTTAGGTAGGAAGGAATATATGAGTTGGGATGTAATACATGGTGAAAGGGAGTATATTGCCAGAAGACTTTTATATAACTTTCCAGATTTAACTGTAGCACTTGGTGGACAGACTGGTATTGATATTGGTCCTAAAGGTGCTGATAAAGGTCAAATATTAAGAGATTTCTCAAAAGATGATGAGATACATTTCTTTGGGGATAGAATGGAGACTACTGGGAATGATTATAGTTTAGGGGAAGCAGTAAAGAAGATGGGTGGTCATAAGTACCACGTTAAAGATTGGAAGGAAACCCGAACTAAGATTATAGAGTTAACCGACGCTCCAAAATAAGATATGTGTTATAAATATAGGTGAATGCCTTCGGGGTTCACAAAACACAAACTCGCTTAACAAGGAGCTAAAAATGACTAACCTAGCAACGTATCATAGTGCCAACCTTCCAGAATTGATGAAGGTGATAAGACAAAATGGCATAGGGATGGATGACTACCTAGACAGGTTTTTTAATTCAGATTTCCCACAATCAAATTATCCACCATACAATTTAATACAATTAAACAATCATGAGTCGAAACTCGAAATCGCCCTTGCGGGATTTAAGAAAGATGAAATCAAAGTCTATACAGAGTTTGGAAAACTATATGTCGAGGGCAAAAAAGAAGAATCAGAAGATGTTGGAGAATTTGTCCATAAAGGACTGGCCCAACGTTCCTTTGAACGGGTCTGGACGGTCTCCGACGATACAAAGGTTGGATCCGTCAGCTTTATTGATGGACTCCTTTCAGTAGAGTTGAAGAAGATAGTTCCAAAACATCATGCAAGAAAAGAATATTTGTGATATAATATTCCTATAGTTATGATTACATGATGGATTATAAAACTTCTGGAGTTGACATTGAAGCTGGAAGATCTTTTGTAGATCAAATTAAAGACACCGTTAAATCCACTCATCGGCCTGAGGTCATGGGTGGATTTGGTGGTTTCAATGGGATGATGAGAATACCTGAAGGATATGAGAAACCTGTATTAGTTTCTGGTACTGATGGTGTAGGAACTAAAATTCATGTTGCTGAGTTAGAGGCAACTGGTAATCCATCTGTAATGCATGGTATAGGTATTGATCTTGTTGCAATGTGTGTCAATGATGTAATTACCTGTGGTGCAAAACCATTATATTTCTTAGATTATATTTGTACTTCAGATATAAAATTGCATGGGGATTTAGTAAAACATTTAGTTGATGGTATAGCAGAAGGATGCAAGCAATCTGGTTGCAGTCTATTGGGTGGAGAGACAGCAGAGCATCCAAGACGTTCATCAATGGTAGATCCTATTAGGGATGTATCAGGATTTTGTACTGGTATAGTTGAACAAGGAGAAATTATTGATGGTAGTACAATACGTGAGAGTGATGTTATTATAGGAATAGAAAGTAGTGGTGTTCATAGTAATGGGTTTAGTTTGATTAGAGATATGTTGTGGAGGCATAAGTTATATCTTAGTGAGATGCCAGAACTTCTTAATCCTACAATCATCTATGCTCCCGTGGTTGCAAGTCTAATAAAAGATTTTCCTATTATGGGAATGGCTCATATAACTGGTGGTGGTATTCCAGAGAATCTTCCACGTTGTATTCCTGATGGATTGGAAGCAAGAGTTGATTATAACTCTTGGAGGTTGCCAGAACTCTTTAGTAAGATTCAATTGGCAGGTGAGATTCCAGAAGAAGAGATGAAGAATGTATTCAATCTTGGTATTGGATATTGTGTAGTAGTTCCTGAGAATGTGGTACCATCTGTCCAATTAAGAATAAATGGTCACGGGTTGCAGTCTTGGGTCATTGGTGATATAATACATAAAGGAAAATAAAAACTATGAGCGTACAACTCGTATTACTAAAATCTGGTGAAGAGGTCATTGCTGACATTAAGGAGTTTCGTAACTCTGAAGATGAATTGGTATCTTACCTTTTTAAGGATCCTCATTGTGTAAAAGTTAAAACTTCTCAAGTTCTAGTAGAAGAAGAAGGTACGCCAAGACATGAGGTTTTGTATTACAAATGGATGTCATTATCTAAGGATAGTGATATTATTGTAAATAAGGATTGGGTAGTTTGTATTACTGATCCACTAGATAGCATTACTAAATCTTATACGGAGAAAATGGATGGAAGACGATCTGATGATCCAGACGGATCTGCCAACGGATCAGATGTTGGAGCCAGCGGAGCAGGAAGTGGAGGAGGAACTTCCAGTTCAGGTACTGTACTTAACGAATAATCTGAGGTTGATCTCTCAGATTAATGAGGTACTAGCTGACATTGGGCAACCTGATTGCAAGTTAATCAATCCATGTGTTATTGACAAGGATGGTAAACTTACTAAGTGGATGTCCAGTCTGACTGATAATACAGAAATGTTTATGAGTTCAGATAAAATTTTGACACTGGTTGATCCCAACCAACAACTACTTGATGATTACGTAAACATTATTCAATGAGATTTTACACCAATGTCCATCAAAGGTTTAATGAAATTCTTGTCCGTGGATATGAGAATGGCCGCCATTTTACTACGAAGGAAACATTTTATCCCACTCTTTATGTTCCTTCTAAGAAAGAATCAAAGTATAAAACTTTAGATGGTAAAAGTGTAGAACCAATAAAACCAGGTAAGATATCTGATTGTAAGGAATTCAATGAGAAGTATTCTGGTGTACAGGGATTTGATGTATATGGAAATGATCGTTATATTTGTCAGTATATTGCCGAGAATTATCCAGAGGAAGAGATTAAGTTTGATATAAGTAAAATTAATTTAGTCACAATTGACATTGAGGTTGCTGCAGAGAGTGGTTTCCCTGATGTCTTTAATTGTGCAGAGGAATTGCTTGCAATCACATTACAGGATTATACAACAAAGCAGATTATATGTTTTGCATCAAGACCATTCAATAATACTCGTAAGGATGTAAAGTATGTTCTTTGTCGTGATGAGTATAATCTGATTGATAGATTCCTAGAGTATTGGCAATCCAATCCACCAGAAGTTGTTACTGGATGGAACTGTGAGTTGTATGATATACCTTATATTGTTGGAAGAATAGAAAGATTGATGGGTGATAAGGTTGTTCGTAAACTTTCTCCTTGGGGTTATGTTCGTAAGAGGGATCTTGTATTGCATGGTCGTCAACAGATTGCTTGTGAGATGGCTGGTATATCTGTAATTGATTATCTTGATCTATACCGAAAGTTTACTTATAAGGCACAGGAGTCTTATAGGTTGGATCATATTGCTAATGTTGAACTTGGTCAAAAGAAATTAGACCACAGTGAATTTGATACCTTTAAGGATTTCTATACAGGAAACTGGCAGAAGTTTATTGAATATAATATAAAGGACGTTGAACTTGTAGACCAACTTGAGGATAAGATGAAGTTAATTGAACTTTGTCTTACTATGGCATATGATGCTAAAATAAATTATAATGATGTATTCTTCCAAGTTCGTACTTGGGATGCTAT